ATTTAGTAATCAACGGAGCCATGCAAGTGGCCCAACGCGGCGTGTCTAACACAACAGTTTCAGGTCCAGGATATTATACAGTCGATAGAATGAGATATAGTGAAAGCAGTCTAGGTACTACAGTTATAAAACAAGAACAATCAACTGATTCTCCTGATGGTTTTGCTTTCAGTTTTAAATCTACAATTACAACTGCCGAAGGTTCTGTCGGTGCGACAGATCGTTTCTCACCCTTAAATATAAGGTTTGAAGGTCAAGATTTTCAACAATTACAATATGGGACTTCAGGAGCAAAAAGTGTTACTTTATCGTTTTACGTTAAAAGTTCAGTAACAGGCACTTATAATGTTGCTTTTTATAGAACTGAATCAACAGCTAGAATAATCACAGATACTTATACCATTAATGCTGCTAATACTTGGGAATATAAAACAATTACAATCAATGGTGATACAAGTGCATCAATCACAAACGACAATGCAAATAGGTTTGAACTTTTTTTTAATGCAGGTGCTGGTTCTGATGTTAAATCAACAGACACATCGGGTTCATGGCAAAACTATGTAGCACCTATACTTGGTTTTGGATGCAATGTCAATTTACAAAATACTCTTAATGCGACTTGGCAGATAACAGGAGTTCAGTTAGAGGTTTCAGATCATGCATCAGATTTTGAGCATCTCAGTTTCGGAGATGAACTTAGACGTTGTATGAGATACTATGAAAGAACTTATCCTTATGGAGTTGCTTTAGGAGGTTCTAATAGTTTTGCAGGTATGATTAATCAAACTGGTAGTAGTAACGGTACAGGTACAATGGTAGTTCCTATACAATATGGTGTTGAAAAAAGAGTAGCACCAACATTGACTGCTTATAATGCAAATAACGGAAATTCTGGAACGTGGTATGTTTTGAGAAATGGTGCTTCTGGTCATAATTCTGTAACGATAGATCAAAGTTCTACAAGAAGAGCAAGATTATATTTTAGTGTA